TTAAACCCACTATCACCTTTGGTGCAGCGCACACCCTGGAAGAGAAGTTAATCAGTAGAATCAATCCTGAGTATAATGCTATAGGCAGTAGCAGGGTAGAGTTATCCACAAGGCATAGAATCACCATAGACCATGACTTACACATTAAGATCAGGTCTTTTTGCGTGGCTAATGGATTCAAGATTAAGGATTTTGTGAACGATGTACTCACTAATGTATTTAAGGGGATGGAAGATGCCGAGCAAGTCAAAAACTAAGGGTAACTCATACGAAAGAGAATTGGTAAATCAGTTGCAGGATGCAGGTTACTCTGTCAAAAGGGCTTGGGGATCAGATGGTAGAAGTATGGGATATACGGAAGATGTGGATATACTGGCTAAAAAAGATAAGAAGAAATTGAAGATACAAGCCAAAAGAAGGAAGAGCATCCCCAAGTGGTTAGCCTTCGGTAATTGTGACTTGGTAATGTGCCGAGAAGATAGAGGTGAAACAATAGTCTTAATGAAATTAAAGGATTGGTTGAAATGAGAGATGAAATAGCAATTCATAACCCTGATGCAATTATTTATGAACCTAAAGAACTGGATCAGGCAATCTTAGGTATCAGTCATGGTAGTAGGCTTGTCTATAGCTACGCCAAACTGGTAGAATTATTTATGGAAATGAACCAGTGGGACGAAGAAACTGCGGTAGAGTGGGTGCAGTTCAATATAACTGGCGCATATTTAGGCAAATACACACCGATAATAGTCTATGACATACTACACGATTAATTTAGAAATAAAAGAAACCCCATCCAGTGTTTTGCAAGAAATGAAAGATGGGGCAACAAGGTGGGGTAAGATGATCGGTAAACGACCAGTAAAACGCCACAGAATAACACGAATCAGAAACCAATACTATATGAAGGTAGGATATGCAAGTTAGGTGGATAATAATGTGGTTTTTGTATTACGATTATTGTTCTGGGGAAATGATAAGAACCTGGCTTCAGATAAATGGCTTTTTAAAAATCGAAAATGTTTGGAAAAACTATATGATAAGGAAAATAAATGGATTACATAAAAGAAGTTCAAAGTAAATACCCACAAACAATGAAGTTATTTAGTGAAATAAATAAAGAACAAGTTGAATTGTTTTCAAGAAAGCAATATGACTATGGGAAAGGCAATATTGAAATGGGGGGTAATAAAGGGTTGTCATTATTAGCATTATCTATTCGCATGAATGACAAGGTTCAAAGAATGTTGAATATTCTATATACAAATAAAGGGAAGGTAGCGGTTGATGATGAGGCTTTAGTAGATACTTTCAGAGATATTTCTATTTATGGTATTATTGCTCAAATAGTAAGTAATGATAAATGGGGAAAATAGGCTATGCCTGATTTCCAATACTTCTACGAGTTTGAAGTTCCAGTAGAAAGGGTTAAGTATCGTGGATCACAAGGTAAGGGCAGATGTCCGCTTGGCACACACGATGATATAAAACCTTCTTTTTCTTTCTCTATTGATACTGGTCAATGTAAGTGTTTTTCATGTGGTTATACTGGAAATGCTTACTTACTTGCAAAGCACTTAAATTTGGATAATCCAGAAAGAATGATAAATGGTGAGCCTTCCTTAAAAAAGCCCCGTATTACCCCCAAAAAACCCCAAATAAGGGTAGGTTTGGGTGATATAGCTGCCGAGTATATAGCCAGAGTCCCAGAAGAACATAAAAAGAGTTTACCTAAGTTGGATTTGATGAAGGTAGGGTACACGGAAGATGGATTAAAAGTATTCAATTATTTAGATGTAAATGGGACAATTACTGGTATTAAGATACACAAATCTTATTGGGTGGAAGGGAATAAGTCCTGCCAAATCTATGGATTAAACCTTTTAAGCAAATATAATAAGAATAAACCCTTAATGATCTGCGAAGGTGAGACCGATATGTTAGTCTGCCCAAGTAATGCAATCTCCTTTAGTGCGGGGGCAGGGTCTATTCCTGAAGATATTTCACCAATATTAGAATTTAAACAGATTTATATAGCATACGACCATGATTCGCCAGGAAGAGAAGGTGCAGAGAGACTGGCGCAACACATAAAGAAGAAAAGCAGAGGTATTAAGGTTATGATCTGCCAGTGGAGTGAGTTTTTAGATGATGGATATGATATTAGGGACGAGTTTGCAAAGTTTAAAGCAGATACCAACTACCAGTATGATGAATTAAAAGCTGCAATGCAAAATGCAGTTGAATTTAAACTACCGAGACGAGGATTTGAAGTAGTCTCTAACCATCAATTAGCGGCTGATCCTACGCCACCAGTTGACCATATTGTTCAATATCTATTGTATGAAGGCGGGGTAACACTTGTTGCAGGTACTGATGGAGTAGGTAAAACTTGGTTTGCCCTGCAAATGGCTTACGCTATCGCATCAGGAACAGAGTTTATTGGATTTCATGTTAATAAAAGACCAGTATTATTGGTGCAGTTTGAATTAAGCATACCACAAATCAAAGAAAGATCGGGATTGGTTCATGTGAATTTTCCAAGAGATACGGATGTGAAGATAGCCAAGTTAGGTACAGAAGATATGATGTTTACCGAACAATGGAATAAGATTAAGGATACTATTGATGATATGGGAATGAGAGATGGAGTGGTAATCGTGGATAATATCTATAGTTCCAGTTCTGCCAAATTAAGTGATAATTCAGAGTTGCAATCCCTCCTGTCTATGATACACATGATTAAGACCAAGACAGGCAACGCTATTGTACTCATAGGGCATCATAATAAGCATACTAACCACGAAGAAGAACCTATGCTTACAAAAGGTCTTATACACGGGGGGAAACACCTAACCAATTATGTGAGTAATGTATTCCAAATAGGTGAATCTACATTAGGAACAGATTTAAGAAGAGGTAAGATAACCAAGATCAGGGATGAAGATTGTGATTTGAAGCAAATTGCATTTAAACTGAATTGGGATAGCGAAACATTAATGTTTGAAAGAGGTGCGGTGATAGTAAATGAAAAGCTGCATTGTATGGCAGTTTCTGAAAAATGGGAAATAAAACTCTTAAAACAATTTTATGGATATGTTAACCATAAGGAATTTGATCGTAAAAGGATATGGACATTTTTGGAGGCAGATCAGGGGTGGATGCCGACAACTTATAATATTAATAACAAACTTACACGATACTTAAAAACTATGGTAGGATGGGGATTTTTGTTGAAAGAAAAGCATGGATTGTACTCATTTAACCATAAGGAAATGGGTGAATAACCATCAAATACCCATATACCTGAATAATGGTTATATGGTTATTTGAAATAACCATGCCTACTTTTTTGGCGTTTTTTTCACGACCAATATAACCATATAACCACTATATAATGAACGGGGTTATTTGTTAACTAAGAAAAAAGGAAAATATGTTTTTTACTGGATTGAAATTATGTGTTAATTGCGGAGTCTTTGAAATCCAGGGAGATCGTAAAATGCGGAAGAAAAAGGTATTTCGGCAGCATGATTTATACTATTGGAGTCAACTTCCTAAGTATGGATTAAAGCAAGAATTATGCCCAAAATGTGATCCAAATTGCAATTATGAAAACTTGGTTGAACATTGGGGTTAACAATAACAAGTAATGCCTTTTTTAGCGCATTTTTTACAGATTTCTACCTTAAACAACTCTGTGCCTTCATCCTGATCCTTATGGTCGTATCCGAACCAACTCCAAACATAGTCGTAAGCCATTGTGGGGTTAACTACTTCATCACAATGCTCTCCACATTCGCTGCATATATCATGGAATTTAATCGGTGAACCACAACATTCGCTATATTTCATTGTTAGCCTCCTTTACTTTTTTTAACCAAGTGAAATGAATAGGAGAATAATCTTCAATTTTTGCTATTGTTGATAATTTGTCAATTCCCCTAATTAAACATTCTGCTTCTATATTTTCTCCCATGCCAATTAATGATGTGATGTAAGTATTATTGTGATTCATACTTATCCAAAAATTATATATGGCTAATGCTTGTTTTTCAGTCAATCTTGTTGTCATCATTCATCTCCTTTTTGTTTTATTTTCCATAAATCCTGGTCAA